AGGTTCCGGCTCAGGTTCTGGTTCAGGTTCCGGCTCAGGTTCTGGTTCAGGTTCTGGTTCAGGTTCTGGTGGCGGTTCGGGTTCAAAGACTGTTATTGTAGTTTCGAAACCGTAATCATCATCCGGACTCACGTCAATAGGGTCTGGGGTTGTAGTTATTAAAGACCCTAATAGATCAACATCGCCATCGATGACATTCAGGTTGGTATTAACTTCGCGAATAACTGGACCAGACTCTGTAGGACCGTAGAAGTTCATCTTCATATCAAACGATAGAGTGTATATAATAGTTCGTCTCTGTTCGATCGCACCTTCAAAATCGTCTGATAAATTGACGCCAACAAGTGATACAGGAACGTCCTCTTTGATATCAGGTTCGTCTGTAAATGGTTTGACTGTCAACGTATATTGAGGCGCAAAGTATGGTACGACTTGTTCTACGACTTGTAGCGCGTCGTCTTGTGACTTCGCATAAATGTGAAGTTCAAAACTAATCGTGTAAGGTACGCCGACATATCTACGAAATTGAGAGTTATTATTAGAAGTAACATAACTATTGATCTTAGGGAGTTGTCGAGATGGATCATATACGATTGAGACGATCTCAAACGACATCCTAGGGAGTTTGAGTGCGACCCTACGTTCTGTCTCTTCTCCGCTTGACATCTCCTCTAGACGCTCTATGAACGATCTGGCGGGTGCATATGACAGCGGCACCTTTACTTGAGACAATACTTTGCCGTTTGACGCAGTTCTTAGTATATTGATGTTATCAAACATAGAACCAAACAGCGCAACGCACGTTCGTACTCGTTTGTGATAGAAGTGTCCGCCCATCATGGTATTAGATCTCCAAACGGATTTGACTCACTGAAGTCCACAAAGTCATTTGCGAAATCATCAAATATTGGTTTCTGTGACAGACGATCGATCTCGTTGATTCCCTCTTCTTCAGAGATAGGTGTCAATGATGCGTTCTCGCCAATAACAGGTGTGTTTGTCGCCCACTCGTGATACTTACCATCTGTACCGCCTGTGTGTGCAATCTTGAGAATACGTGTGTCGTGATTCCAAGAAGTGACTTCTCCCTCAAGTCGGAAGTCATCAAACTCTTGATAAACATTTTCTCCGACAAGGTAGTGGATTTCACGACCCATGCCTTCGTCTGGCATCTTGAGTTCGTATTGGAACGCACCCTCAACTTCAACGTTGTCAATTCCAGGGATACCAGTATCGAAGTCTTCGTCTGAAAACTCGAACAACTCGCATTGCATACGAAACAGAGGTAGTTGAGATAGCTGATAGAAAGGAGACTCGGTCTCTACTTTCATAACTTGGAATAATGATTCGGATAACGGCAAGTATATAACGTCGCCTTCACGTGGACGAAACTGCGCAGCATCAAGTCTGTCGCCGATCAAGTGTTTCCATCTACGACGTGCGATAACAAACGTTGCCTGATCTCGTAATTCGATACCGAACTTAGTGAAAAGATCCCCCTCGCCTTCGAAACCTTCTGTGTTCTCGATGTACACCTCTACTTTGTAGGCGTCAGAGAACTGAGACTGGATGCTGTCAAGAAAGATATCTTCTGACTCTACAATCTCGCGAGGCAGATAGTAAATGTCCTGACCATACATCTTGATTGACTCAATGATCAGATCTTCATACAGGTCTTGTTCTGGGCGATACTTCTGTGAAAAATATGGGTTAGTAGCCATAACTTACCCCATGAAGAAAATTGGACCTTCGTCCTCTTCTTCTCTAAATTTAGTCATAATACGTTCAATGTCTTGTAACGCATCTTCATATATTTGTCGTGCGTTGACTGTGGTGCCGCCTGGCAGTACCATACCGTCAAACTTAATAAGATTGAGTCCCCACTGCCTTTTGATAAGTGCAGTTGAGTATTCTTTCACAAACTTGTGATTCCAGAGCGAGTTATATTCATTTACTGAGTCGTCTGGATTTCGAATACCATAAACCTCAAAAACGACATAATCGTTTTCTTTCATGTTGTGTTTTGAGATGTGTAGATTGACACGGTTGTATTGTCTATCGAATGTAATCTGTGGTGTGCCCACTAGTTTCATATCAAGTAATGACAGATGTTGTTGCATAGATTCGTAGTGCGCAAGGTCTGCCATATAACCACCACCACTTGTAAAGTCGGTGACAGTAAACTTGACTAGTTGCCATGCGTCACTAAACCAACCCGACTGAGTTGCAGTCCAAGACATAGGTAACATTCTCACAACTGCAGACAAGTCTAAATCATCAGCAAAGTCAATATACTTGTTTTCAATATCTTGTGCGGTTAGTTTATGTTTGAGATAGTAACGGCGAGATCCGTCTGGATGATGTTCACGAAACCACTGTAACGCTTCATCTATACGATCGTCTAATTGCTCTTCGTCAATGTTTATTTCAACGACAGGGTGACCTAACGCCCTCAAGCAATAATCTATCAATTCATCTCGGTCAGTAGAATACATGTTAGTGTCCAATAAAGATTATTTCTATTTATACGTCTATTTATACAAATATAAAAAAAGGGGACCGAAGTCCCCTTTCTTATTCACTAATCTAAGATTAGTTGACTAGAGTACCAGCAACGTTATAAACGTTGATACGGTAATAAGTACCTTCCTGACCATCTAGTTTATCAGCGTCATCTGAAGAAACAGACTCAGCAACACGTAGTGAAGACTCGACTTCTGCTTCGTCAATCTTGATCTCGCCAGTTACAGATGAATAAGTGATACATAGACCACCAGTCAAACATGCCTTGGCACGTTCTTCTGTAAAGTACTGGTTAGAACCTTCTGCCAGATCAGATGTGCTTAGTGCAATCTTAGTCCATGCAGAACCGTTGTAAGTCTCCCAATGATCTGAAGTCTCGTTCCAACGAAGTTGAACAGCAGATGAGTCTCCGCGCATAATGCGAATACCAGCATCTTCACTTGGAGCACCTGAAGTTAGGTTAGAGTTCAAGTCAATGATGTTGTCTGCTAGTGAGATAGTTTCACTGTTAACTGTAGTAGTTGTACCTGAAACCGTTAGGTTACCAGAAACAATAACGTTGTCAGAGAAAGTCTTACTACCTGAGACAGTACCTTCTGCGATACGATCGTCTACATACAGTTTAGTAGCGGCATCTGCGTCCATAGATGGAGCACCTAGACCACTTACAGTGTTAGTCTGCATGTCGATGTCACCACCGAACTTAGTTGCAGCACCGCCAACTGTTGTGATAGTCTTACCTACAGATACGACCATGTCTGACTTGACTTGGACTGCTTCAGAAGCAGCATCAATCGAGATACCACCTGAACCAGTTGACTGTACATTCAATCCACCAGTACCAGTTGTTTGAACTGTTAGGTTCTGATCTGGATCTGCGTTTACAGTAATCGTACCAGCGTTATCTTCGATAACCTTCTGACCACCGATGTATAGAGATCCTGGACCGATGTAGACATCTTTCCATACCTTGTCTGGAGAACCTAGTGTATACAGGTTGTCGTCTGACGGTACTAAGTTTTGCGAGATTGCAGAACCGTCTAGAGAAACTGTGTGCGTTAGGTTATCAACTGAGATACCGTCACCAGCAACTAGAGTTGTTTCAGCATCAACATACCCTTTGTTAGCAGCTTGTCCAACGTCTGTCGGAGTATCAACTCTAACATCCGAACCACTTAGCATGACAATGCCGTCTTGGAAGTCGAATGTTCCGCCAGGACCAGTAGCAGTTATTGAACCACCAGATGCAATCTGAAGTTGATCTGTCGCCAAACGGCCACTTACTAGATCAGTCCACTCGTAGTCTGTACCAGTCCACTTGACGAATTCGCCAGCATTAGCAGTAGGAATGTTTAAGTGTGCATCGACCTCTGCCTTAGTAGCAGTACCGAAACCACTACCAATGATCTGTGACGAACCAAAGTTTACTATAGAACCTTCGAAATCGACAGTTCCTGTTTGAACTTTTAGGTCATTCGATTCAATTGTGTCAATGAATCCACGAGCAGCATAAACATCATTAGCGTTCTTGATGTTGTTACTATCCATGTCAAGTTCAGCAGTCATCTGAATATCAGCTGCACCTGAAGATGTGCTGATACCAGAAGTACGTGAGTTTGCAGCAGCAATTGCCGCAGCGTTTGCTGCTTCAGCTGCAGTAGCACGAGTTTGTTCAGCGGTAACTGACGCAGTTAATGTAGCAATGTCAGTTGGTGTTGCAACGCCGTTCGTTAGAGTAGTGTTGATTGTAGCAATGTCGGCTGAGTTAGACGCAACACTTGCTACTAGGTTTGTATCTGCATTCTCAAATGCAGTTACGATTTCTTGTAATGTATCCAGAGTTTCTGGAGATGTACCTAGAATCGCGGTAACTTGTGACTGTAGGTCTGCGATGTCAGCAGCAGTTAAACTTGCTACCGCATCTTGGATGGCACCTGCGACAACTTTGCCGTCAGCACCAATAACAATAACGTCGTCGATGGAAAGTCCACCACCGTGGATATCGGCTCCGTTCTGTATTCTAAATTTTTTATTTGTAGACATTTTGTTTACCTTTTAGAATTTTGATTGAGGGGGAGAGCTGATCCCTCCCCCGACTATAGTAAAGTTGTTATTAGGCGTCAACATATGTTGCTGATACTGAAACAACAGCACCTGCCGATACGGCAGTGTATGTTAGTTCAATACTTGCACCGTTGACTTGTACGTCTGTGTCACCTAAAACAGATGATCCAGTGAAGACAATACCGTACTCTACAATCGAAGCATCTACGCCGTCATGTACGACCAAACACTCGCGAGTCTCGAACTCACCACCACTCTCTACTGTAACAATGTACTTAGCAGAACGATATGATGACTTGTTGAACGCAGATACGACAGTTGCGGAAGTTCCAGCAACGATGTCATTACCTTGCTCAAAGACCTTGATGTTATCAGCAAGAGTCTCAAGACCAACAGACTTAGGATCTAGTACACCAACCGAGTTAGTAGACTGAGCGATTACAACCGCTTGTGTTCCAACTGGGATAGCCGCCATAAAGGTAATCTGCTGATTTACAGCATCGACAGTGTAGTGGATCGATGGATCCTGAATAACACCACCAACGAATACCATTGCGTTAGCTTCTTGAGTGTAGAAGTCTAGTGCGAATGTAGTCTGCGCACCGTCACCATTGATTGTTTGACGTTTGGCGTCGTTAAATGCCAACTGAGTTGGGTCTAGGAATTCAATACCAGAACCATCATTCTTGACGCGAGCAACAAACCCTTCGTGTCCAGTGAATGTTGTTTCTACGACATCTTCTAACTCTAGGAATGCTTTACCAGTTGATACTGATAGGACACCTGAAGTACTGTCGTAAGATACGTCGCCTTCACCATCTACGTCTGTTACAGAGATAGCCGCACGAGCAAGTGCGTCGGAGAAGAACTTCTTATCACCTTCTACTAGATCGTCAGTATCGAACTGAGAGATGTGTTGTGCAGCAAGACCTGCATCCAACTGACCTTTGTTCACTGCATCAGCAGCGTCAGTGCCATTCGCAATACCGGAAACTTTGTTTCCACCCATTGCTAGGTCACCAGTCATTGAATCGCCAGACTTCTGAACACGTCCATCAATCTGAGTCTGTAGTAGACTGTCAGCAGCAGCGAACTCACCGCGAATCAAACCATCCTGAGTTGCACGGATAGTTGCTTCTGATACGATTTCACTAGCGTTAGTTGCGATATCAGTTTGGTTCTGAGTGATCAGACCAGTTAGAGTACCATCTGCACTTTGGAATGCAGAAACGATTTCAGTCAATGAATCGAGAGCAGCACTGTCAGTGTTTGAAGTGATGAAGTCGATCTGAGTCTGAAGTGAACCTTCAACACCCTGCGCACGTGATGACTCATCAGAAATCGCAGTTGCGTTGTTAGTGATTAATACACCGTTGGCAACTTCTGCCGCAGTAGCACGAGCAACTTCATCTGCTAGTGAATCGCGGATATCTGAATCTTCTGCAGTACGAGTTACGATTTCTGCGTCAATCTGTGACTGTAGGTTGTTGATACCTGAGTTACGAGTGTTATCAACTGCCTTGATAGCAGCGTCTAACTTCGCGTCTGCGTCTGCTAGAGAAGTAGATGCATTCAAGTAGTTAGTTGTTGTTGGAGTGACGTAAGTTCCGTCAGTTGCAAGACCTGCACCCAACTGTGTAGCAGACATCTCTGTTTCTAGTACAGTAGTACGAGAATCTAGAGCGTTATCAGCATTTGCACGAGCGGTTGCTTCAGTAGTAATCTTACCGTCTAGAACATCATCCGCGTTTTCGCGAGTGGTTGCTTCTGCGGCAACGATACCGTCTGCGTAAGTCTTAGCAGCAACTTCTGCGTCATCCGCTTCGTTTTCTGCGTAAGTCTGTGCAGATGCAAGAACAACTGCGTCACGTGCGATGTAGTCTGCTTGATCAGTAACACGAGCTGAATGCACGTCGGTACGAATCTGTAGATCAGCAGCGATACGGCCAGCAATTTCAGAAACAAGTGCGTCTGAATCTGCATCTGCACGAGCAACAGCAGCTGCAAGACCAGATGTATTAGTATCTGTCTCACCGTGTACTTCGTTGATTGCGCCAACTAGAGTCTGTGAAACAGTGTCTAGAGTTTCAGTTGAAGAACCAACCTTAGTTTCTAGTGCATCAATGTCTGCTTCGTTAACTGTTAGACGACCTGCTTGTAGTGTCTGCTCAGTCTCTAGTGCAGTAGCACGTCCTTCTAATGAAGTAGCGCGACCTTCGACGTTGTCCATCTCTGTTTCTAGAGTTGAGACACGACCTGTGTTAGAGTCTGCTTGACCGTGTAATTCGTTTACAGCAGCAGTTACGTCTGTAGCAACAGTTAGAAGGGAAGATGTTCCCATCTGTGACTGTAGAGTATCTACGTGACCTTCTTCTGTAGTTACACGAGTTTCTAGGGAAGTTGCACGACCTTCTACTGCGTCCATTTCAGACTGTAGAGTATCGACATTGGCTTCTTCTGTAGTAACACGAGCTTCTAATGCAGTTAGATCAGCAGCTTCACTGTCGATTTCTGCGTGTAGTTCGTTAATCGCAGCAGAAACATTAGTTGCGACAGTTGCTAGAGTAGCAGAACCTTGCTTAGTTTCTAGTGCAGTTGCACGTCCTTCTAGAGTAGTTGCGCGACCTTCTAGTGAAGTAGCACGTCCTTTGATTGCAGTAAAGTCTGAATCATGTCCGTCTAAACGACCTTCAGCGACATCCATTTCTGATTGTAATAGATCAACGTGAGCAGCTTCGACATCCAACTCACCGTGGATTTCGTTAACAGCACCAACGACAGTCTGAGCGACGGTTTGGAAACCACCGGTACCCTGCTTCGCTTGTAGTGAATCAATGTCTGCTTCGTTGACTGATAGTCGACCGTTCTGAACAACCTGTCCTGCTTCTAGTGACGTTGCACGTCCTTCAACAGCAGTTGCACGTGCTTCTAGATCCGTAGAACGAGTTTCTAGAGATGTTGCACGTCCTTCGACTGTAGTCAATCGACCAGAGTTTGCAGAGATAACACCTGTTAGATCTGAATCTGCGTCTTGGAATGCAGAAACAATTTCTGTTAGTGAATCTAGAGCAGCGCCATCATCATTAGAGACGATGTAGTCAACTCGACCTTCTAGAGTTGTTAGGTCAGTACGGATACCACCTTCAATACCAGTTGCACGTACTACTTCCGCATCCAACTGTGATTGTAGGTCAGCAACATCTGTTCCTTGTAGATTTTGCAGTGCAAGGATATCAGAATCGTTTGCAGTAACCTGTGCCTGAACACTATCTACGTCTGTGCGTAGACCTGCTTCAATACCTTCCGCACGGTTCTTTTCAGTAACAACAGCAGCGGCATTAACACCTTCTGCGGCAGTTGCACGGTTGACTTCAGCAGTGATTTGTGCTTGGTTGTCATCGTGATCAGCAGCTTGCAATATTTGTAAAGCAAGAATGTCTGAATCATTTGCAGTGATTTGTGATTGGTTAGAGTCGACATCTGTACGTAGACCAGCTTCGATACCTTCGGCACGAGTCTGTTCTGCAGAGATTGCGTCAGCGTTGACTACTTCAGCAGCAGAGGCGCGAACAATTTCTGCGTCCAACTGTGATTGTAGGTCAGCAACATCTGTACCTTGCAAGTTCTGTAGAGCAAGAATGTCTGAATCGTTACCAGTTACTTGAGTTTGTAGAGAATCCACAGAAGTCTGTAGACCTGATTCAACACCAGTTGCGCGAACAACTTCTGATAGGATTGCAGAGTTTAGATCTGAATCTGCTTCGTTGAAGTCTGCTTCTACACCATCTAAACGAGTGCTTAGAGCACCTTCTGCAGCTAGTGCACGAGTGCGTTCTACGTTGATAGCACCTAAGTTAGAAGAGATATTTACGATGTTAGTATTAACTAGACTCTGTAATGCTGATTCTGCAGATTCTGCGCGTTGCTTTTCAGTAACGACTGCAGCTGCGTTAGTTGATTCAACACCAGACGCACGAGAAACCTCAGCAGTAATCTGTGCTTGTAGGTCATCAACGTCGATTGTAGTGTTTGAATCCAATGCGTTGATCTGACTTTGTAGATCTGAATCTTTAGTAGATCGAGCAACTTCTTCTGCACGTAGATCGATTTCGTTTTGAGAAGCTAGTGATTCAACGTCATCCATCTCACCTTCTAGCAAAGTTGTGCGTAGAGAAAGTGCGTCATCAGCAGCCAAACGTGTCGCAGCTTCTGCTGAAACTTGTGAGTCTGTATATGCAGTTGATTGTGATTTAGCGGTCGCAATACGTGCGGTAATAGTATTACCTACAGTACCGTCTACACTTGCGTCGCCGATTAGAGAAGTATCTTGTGCATCAGCGTGTGCGATTGCAACAGCTTGGTGCGCGTCTGCTTCTTGGTCAGTATATGCTTTTGCTTGAGCAAGAACGTCGTCTGTATCTGCTTCTAGATCAACAACTAACTGATCAATCTGAGACTGCAAGTTTGTATCAGCACTTGAACGAGTCGATGCTTCTGTATCGATGTTAGACTGTAATACCGATTCTGCTGCTTCTGCACGATTCTTTTCAGTAGCGATTGCAGTAGTGTTAGATCCGATAAGAGCAGACATATCTGAATCAGATGCCTGATATGCACTGACGATTTCTGTCAATGAATCTAGGGCAGCTGGATCAGTGTTTGAAGTAATAAAGTCGACTTGTGATTGTAGACCTGCTTCAACACCTTCCGCACGTGATTTCTCGGTAGCAACTTCTGCAGAGTTTGCAACGTCACCAGCAAGACGATCAACAATTTCTTGATCAACGCGAGCGTTTAGGTCTGAGTCACCTGCGATACGAGCAGCATTCTCAATTCCAACGGCGTTACTTGCTTCTGTGATTGCTTCTGCTTTTGCAGTTGCGATACGATCTGTAACTGTGTTGTTTGTTGAACCATCAACAGTTACATCACCGATCATTAGTGCGTCTTGTGCTATAGCATGAGCTTTAGCAGCATTTTCTGCAGTAACGATGTCTGCGCCTAAATCAGTACGAACCTGAGTATCGGCAACAGCACGAGCGTTGATTTCGTCTGTGATGTTTTGTGCGTTCGCAGCTTCCGCAAGAACCGCACGAGCTTCTTCGTCTGCGATATCTTGAGCGTTAACTGATTCAGCAGCAGTTGCACGAGAAACCTCAGCAGCAAGGTCTAGTTGTAGTTGATCTACATTGCCTTCTTCTGTTGTCATTCGTGCTGCTAGTGCGTTGTCAGCAGCGATACGAGCAGTTTCTTCTGTGCCGATTAGACCAGCAAGTGAAGACTCCGCAGATTGTGCACGAGAGATCTCTGTAGTGATACGGTCATTCGCAGCTTGTTCTGCAGCAGTTGCACGAGCAACTTCAGCTGTGATTGCAGAAGAGTTTGCGATAATTGAGGCCGACAATACATCGTCCGCATCTTCAAATGCTTCAATGATTTCTGCGAACGAATCTAATGCATCTGAATCTGTATTGTTTAATACTAGATCGATACGTGAAGATAGTGCAGCGTCTGCCGATTGATATGCCGCTTCGATTGCGTTTTCACGTAGAACCGCACGTGTATTTTCTGCGTCAATGTTTGATTGTAGTACAACATCAGCAGCAGCACGAGTTGATGCTTCTGTATCGATGTTAGACTG